TTATGATCTTGAAACTAAGCGTGAACTTGAATCCCTCCGCACAGCCAACAGGGAGCTAGTAGAAGGATTGAAAGAGATTATAGAAGACCATGAATTAAACGATTGCGGTAAAGTATTCGAGGTAAGCCAATTAATCCAGAAGTATGAAAAACCTTTATAAATCAGTTAAAAATTTTTAAATTGCGCTTATGGAATCCGAAACTAACGGGGAAAATCGGGATAAGCTAGGCAAGTTTGCACCAGGGAATCCAGGCAAGCCAAAAGGGGCAGTTGTGAAGGTTTCTGTTAAGGTTAGAGAGGCTATCGTTAATTTTTTGGAAGACAACATAGATCAGGTTCAAGCTGATTTTAAGGCATTAAAGACCCCAAAGGACAGGCTTCAATTTATAGCTGAGATTTTACCTTATGCGGCCCCTAAGCTATCAGCGGTCCAAACCGAACACAGTGGGGAAATAGGCCAGAAGATTGAAATAACATGGAATGACCCAAGAGATCATAAAGTACCAGATACCGGAGATCAAAGTAGCTCTTGAGTCCTACAAGGCATTTAAAGCCGGTTATAGGATAATAGTCAATCAGGGTGGCACCAGGTCGGGAAAGACTTTTACCTTAAACCAACTGCTTATTGGGCTGGCATTAAAGGATAAATACAGCATTTCGATAACGTCAGTAGCGTTTCCACACCTTAGAAGGGGGGCTATGCGGGACTGGCGGACAATAATGGAAAACTCAGGACTTTATGATCCAAACTCGCACGTACGTACAGAACAGGTTTATAACTATCCGAACGGATCTTATATCGAATTCTTTAGTTCGGACAATAATCTTAAGGTTCGCGGCCCGGGACGTGATATTTTGTTTTTCAACGAGGCCAATCTTACGGACTTTGACACATTTACGCAGCTTATGTTGCGTACGCGTAAATGTATTTTTATTGATTTCAATCCTGCGGATGAGTTTCATTGGATATACGATAACATCCTCACACGGCCGGACGCGTACTTCATCAAATCCACCTACTTAGACAACCCATTTCTACCCCATGAGCAAATCAAAGAAATTGAAAACCTCAAAAACGTTGACGAAAATTTCTGGAGGATATACGGGGAAGGGGAACGAGGACATTCAGAAGGCGTTATTTATACCCATTGGCAATCTACCAACGTATTTAAGCCTTCAGCAAGTGTATTCGGACTTGATTTTGGCTACAACAATCCTACCTCGCTCGTTAGAGTTGGGGAGAGTGACCAAGACCTCTATTGGAAGGAAGAAATCTACCAAAGCCACTTAACAACCTCGGATCTGATACCCATGATCAAGCAAATAGTTAAATCCCACGAAACGATTTACTGCGATGCTGCCGAGCCTGACCGTATAGAAGAGCTAAAAAGGGCCGGAATTAAGGCTGTACCCGCAAATAAGAACGTTACGGATGGTATTAACTTCATAAAGGGCAGAAAACTCTTTGTAGACTCAGGCAGCCCCAACCTTTTAAAGGAAATCAAGAGCTATAAGTTTAAAGACAGGGGTAAATCCAAGTCAAACGAGCCGGAAGAGCCTTTAAAGCTCAATGATCACGCGATGGACGCGGCCCGGTACGCTTCAATTTCATTCAAACGCGCAAAATCAGGGTTTCACTCAAGCCTTCATAAAGTATGATAAAAAAATCAAGGGACATAAGGGTAAGGAGACGTGCTTATTTAAAGCACGTAAGGCACGTTTATAATGCCCTAAATATTGACCTTATGCTATATGGAACTTGCATGAGTTATATTAAAGATGGTCGTGTAGTCCCTTTAGATCCGTTGTCTCATAGAGTTAAAGACGGAATTTTATACTGTGAAAATCCTGAAAAATGCGGTCACTCCACCGATGAGATAAAAGACTTACAAAATTTTATTCTGAAATGATCAAATTCAAGCTAGGCAAGCAAACCGTTAACGTGGCGTCCTCCTGGGATGATGTAACCTTTAACCAGTTTCTACAGATCCTTGGGCTAAAAGGCGGTGACATCTACCAGGCAATATCCATTTGCTCCGGGATAGACTATGAAACCCTGAAGTCAGCCAAGGTCATTGTGGGCCTTGAGCAGTTGATCACCGCAATTCAGTTCATAAACACCCCCGCCAAGTTTCCGGATAAGGTTACAACACTAGGAAAATACAAACTTCCATTAGATTCCAAGGGCGAATTCAACCCACAATTTCAGCGGTTAGACCAGTTTGAGGATATGCGCAAGGCAATGGCTGCCAGCGACAAAGGCATTATAGAAGTCACCGAGGCTTACGCTAAGTACTGCGCGATTTACCTACAGCCCTTACGTGACGGGGATTATAAATTCGATTCAGCCATGGCAATGGTTGAGGAGGTAAAACAAATGCCGGCAAGGGAGGTGATTCCGGCAGGGTCTTTTTTTTTAATAAAGCTCTTGAGCTTATCAACTGGCATCAAGACAACCTCCCTCCCTACGAAGCAGACCCGGAAGAAGTCGAAGCCGGTTTCCCGGAACTCCAAAAAACGTTCGGGGTCTACGCCACGGTCTCGGAAGTCTCGTTAGAAATAGGCGTTCCGGAGGATGATCTATACCGGTGGACAGCACGCAGGTTTTGGTTTAAACACCTATACTTAGCGTGGAGGTCACATAAAAGAAGCGAGTACCAGAAATTGATAATGAAAAAGAAATAGTCTACTTTTGGTTCCGTGAGCCATAAAGGGATAAGACTACTTTTAGAGGACACTGCCAAAAGTTTGGGAGATGATATTCAGTTTGACTACGGTAGGACTTCAGACTTCAACCAGCTCAGGAATAAGCAATATCCCTTTATCAGTGTTTCACCGTTAAACGCATCCGCTTCCTACGCGGTAAACAACACCTTTAACTATTCCAAGACTTATCAGGTTCAGATGGCATTCTACCAATTGGACCGGGAAGATTCCGACCAAAGCAGCTACGCGCTTATCCTCGATCAGATGAATGAACTGGCGGATAACTTCGTGAATAAACTTAACTACTACATCGAAAGGTGCCAGATAGATTCTGACGACATTATCATTACCAACGTAAGCCAGCAGCCTTTTATTAAAGCGACTGCAGACATACTCACGGGGTATATTATGACCCTATCCATACAAGTATCAGACAATTTTAACTATTGCGGCCTTGGTTGTTGAAAAACGATATTTAATTGTATCAGAAGCAGCTTATCTTGCAGCTATAAAAGCCGCAGAAGAAGGAACACGAGGGTTTACATTAATAGGTGAAAAGCCTTATTTTTTAGGGGCAGAGATTTTAAAAATACAAGACTTTGGTTGTTGACGTGCTATCCATATTGCAAGCCTATGGTAATTCCACGGTAGAGGAAATCCGGAAGAATCTGGCCTCCACGGGGACAAATGCCACGGGCAAAACCTCGCGATCATTACGGTACGAGGTAAGGGTAGAAGCTGAATCGATAACCTTAAAGATAATAGGCAGGCCTTTTTTTAACGTTGTGGAAACCGGCAGGAAGGCAACACCGCAATATGATAAACCTTCCGCTGAATTTGTTGCGTCTATCCAGGAGTGGGCCAAAGCTAAAGGTGTTCCGGGTGCAGCTTATGCCATAGCGAAATCAATCCACCAAAAGGGCACGAAGCTTTTCCAATCTGGTGGACGCACAGACGTATATTCGAATGTTGTCAATCAGACTTTAGTCGACAGGATTTCCCAAGATGTTTTAGATAAGTTTGCAAAAGAGTACTTAAAGAACGCTGTAAACATTTTCACCGGTGGCGCTAACAGTAATTAACCATCCAATAGGTCATAAGCTCACAGGCATTGAAGTAGATGCCCAAATAATCAATTCCGCTGGGGATGCAGTAGTTTATACCGGCACGGCTCACGGTCTTTCAGATGGTGAATACGTTTACATACAATCTGATTTCGATTCCTACAACGGGTTTAAATACGTTGACTCAACAGCTTACGACTATTTCAAAATAAAGGATTCCCAAAACGGTGACTATGTACAGTTCATCCAAAACGCGGACATCGAATACCAAGTGTCCATACTTGATCACGGTTATTTAGCCGTCCATCAACCTATAGTTTACGAAATT